TATCAATTGTGACAAGTTTATCTTCTGGTTTGGTTTCTCTGCGAAGTTCTCCAACTAATGTCATCAATGGTTGCATTCCATAATCACTAATGTATGGTTGTCCTTCTTCGGGGTCTTCGGTATAATAATAACTAAATTTGGTTGTTAATTCTTCATATACTTTAGTTCTGATATCTTGTTCATTAATTTCATCTGCATAAAGATTGGTAACAAATTCTTGTAAATATGGATTGATTTGAATTTCACATGGTTCTTGTGGTGTTTTTTTTATATTTTTCTTTCTACTGCCAAAAGGAATTTCTAATTGGTTTATATCTACAGGTTTTCTTACGATACATTTTAATTGTTCATCAACATAATTACCAATATTTTCCACATATTCATCACTTGGGTCATAAGTTGTGTGCCCTAATAATAATGTAAATGAATATATTTTTAAAGTATTGTCAACCATAATATCTTCAATCATTTCCAAACCTCTGGTATCTCTGACAACACCGTTAAAATAAATCTGCACAAACTTGCACATCCTTTATTTCCTTGTAACGAGCACCGTATTGTCCCGTGAGAAATCGATTCAAAATGTTTTTACCCGCATTTATATCTGCATTGTCTCCGTGACCACAACTGAGACACAAGAACACTTCTCCTAATCGATTTCCCCTATCGGAATGACCACATGCTGGACAAGTCGTACTGGTATAATAAGGTGCTACGCTGCGAAAACTAACACGGTTAATCTCGCATTGTGCTTCTAACCTTTTCAACCAGTACTTCCAATTCCAAGTTCCGATAGAACGCCTGATACTTTTAGCCAACAAGCGTTTGGCTTTACTTTTAAATCCCATTTTCTTTAGTTGCTCCACAACGATTAAATCTGGGTATTCTTTCACTAATATTTCTTTTGCTGTTTCATCAATCCTTTGTTTTAATGCTCTCTTGGCGACATAATAACCTTTGGACTTCTGCTTACATCTTTTAACTCTCTCGATACAACCTTTGATGTCCTTCCCATACTGATTTCCGTTGTTAAGAGAAGCAAGAGCATTGATACCTGTGTCAATACCAATACACTTCAAACCTTCTTTCTTAGTCTCGGTAACAATCTCAAAACTGAACTGAACATAGTTCTTGGTGATAATATACGAATTCAACCTCTTACCGATGTTATTATATTTATTAAAGTGTTTGTGGTACTTAATGGGTAAGTCCATTATCATCTTATTACCAACACTGGCTATGTGTAACCAAGCATCAAACCTCAAACTGTCTTCAGATTTATAGCCATTGTTTTTGGTTGATACTAAGTCAGCGATAGTACAACTAACATACATCCTGTTACTTTTATGAACTGGTTTAACGGCTTTCTCTTTCCATCGTTGCTTACTGGCATTAATCATGTCGATGGCTTCCCTTGCTGCTACCTTTCGTAGTCGTGCTGATAACCATGTTTCGGGTATATCAACAACAGGTTTAAGAAGTTCTCCTTTTGTTGCTTTCTCAGGATTCAACCAAAAATAGTCAATGAAAATATTAACCACCTTTGAGTACTCACTCAAGATGACTGATAGTTCATTCTGTTTCTTCGCAGTTGCGAATTTCAGACTACATTTGGTTGACCTGATTAGTTTCATTGGTTATTTTTATAATATTCTTTGATATATGTATTCATTTTAGAAAGGTCTTTTTTCAATAAATCCCAATCAACTTCCTTTATGGATGGTTCGGTTAGTAATTTCTGAAATTCCGTACAGGTGTTAACAATTTCATAAAATTCTTCACTTAATGAGAATGCATATACTTTAGTATTCGTATCAATTGTGTCATTGTAAACATTACAAAGTATATCCCAATTATACTCGATGAGCGCATGATAATTAAAATGTTCAAGTGTTTGTTCTTTAAAAACTTTTCCTTGGCGTACAGGCGACTTTTTATCACAAAAGAATTCACTTCTTCGTAATTGAGAATCAAGAAATGCACATAATAAAGAATCACACTTTTCATCAGATGTGTTTATTACTTGTTGAAAATCCCAAGAGGATAATTCAATTACTCGTTCATTTTCATTCCTCTTATTATAAGGAATCATGTTAACTGGATGTTCATTAAAATTTTTCATCGTTATAAATATTAATTATTTTATTTCTTTTTTTCATATGAGCAATACATTCCTCAATCCAATTATTTTTTATCGCAGCCTGAAATGCTCCCCCACTATTTAATCGCCATTGATTTTTTGTTTCATATTTTTTTAATTTATTTTTTAATATGAAATACAAGCATTCCCACTCCATGTGTTATCTATAATTATATCATGTTTATTAACAGTAAAGGTGGTTTTGCACCAAGATGTTGAAGAATGTGATACGGTCTGATTTAGAAAATAGTTATAATTTGTTGTTACCCTTTCACCACTGGTTGTTAGCCATGTGTACATTTTGTTTCCGTTTGGCATAGTATATACATCACTTGGTGGACCCCACGATGTAATAAGTCTGTTAACATCTGACCCATTCCATGTATTGACTCTTGCAGTATATTTTTCAGTGGTTGCACAATAAGTCATAGTAAGTGCAAGTATTAGTAAAAATGCGATTCTAATAAGTGTTTTCATAATTTTTATTTTTAATTTATTTAATTTTTATTTTTAAGTTATTATTATTGAACTCTAATGTTATCAATTGAAAAGTTAAAAGCACCGATAGTTGCTGCTGTGTTGGCAGATGCTGATATAATTTGAATAGTTAATCTTCCTGCATCTGGTAAGGAAGGTAATGTTACAACTTCATCTTTTTGATCTTTACTTACAGAAGGAGAATTTACAAAAGACCTGTTCCATAAAGTTACAGTCCCATTAGATGTAAAAAATACGTTAATAGTTACAGTTCCTTTAAGTACATATGAATAGTCAAAAGTCATGGTTTTACTTTTACTAAAACTAATGTCATCTTGATAAACTGAACTGGTACTTGGACCGCAAGGAGAATTTAAATTTATATACCAAACTCCTTGTGTTGGCATAAAACCTGTACCATTCATTCTAATTATATTAGCATTCCAGACATCTGGAAGAAGTACCCAATTTCCACCAGTTTCAAAACTCGGATTAAGAGGACCTTGTACAACTGTTGAGGTAACTGTATTATCATCAGTTGATTTATTGCATGAAAAATTCATTAAGAGAATACCCAAAAATACTGTGATTAAAAACATTTTAATACTTTTCATAATTATTTAATTTTTAATTTTTATAATTTTAAATTAATTATTGTGCAACAAACGTAATACAAATAAATGAGATTAACAAGAATTATTTGTTAAATTATTAACAATAATACAAAATTTATTTAATTTAAATTGATAATAAATAATTATTGGCTAATCACCGTTACTTTTCTATCAATGATTTCAATAAGTATTGGATTATTGACACACATATAATCTTCATCAACATTTGAAGCATTAATAAATGTTGTATTTTCTATTACTTTAATACCATATCCTGAATGCACATGTCCGAAACAATTTACTAATGGTTTAATTCTCTCTACAATTTCCCAATATAATGATGGTGAACCAGTATGATGATTACTATAAATTCCAAAATCAAAAATATCATATGGTGGACTATGTGTTATTAACACATCAGTATTATCTGGAATTGCTTTCCAGTGTTCTATAAGTTTTTCTTCAGGACGGTTAAATGCCCAATCATTAAACGGTAATTGTACTGGTGTTCCATAAAAATTTAAACCTTCAATTTCAACACCAGAATCTTCCAAATAAATTACATTTTTTGGTACATTTTCTAATGCCAGTAAACGACTTGTTTCAAAAAGTCGATCATGATTTCCTGCAATAGCCAGCTTATAAGCATATTGATTTAAACCAGAATACCATTTCATAAAGTTTCTTATTTCATGTCCATGACCCACCGAAGTAAAATCACCACAATGAATGATCATATCAGCAGCAGGTAATTTTCCTAAACGCATGTGTTTATTGTGAGTGTCAGAAATTATGCATATTCTCATTATTTACAACATTTACAAATATCTGGTTTTTCAATATATTTTCCATCAACTAAATCACATATTAAATTATCAATGCTTTCTTCCACCTTAGTAAAAATTTTATATGGAAATAAAAATTCAATCTGATCTTCCGAATAATAATTTAATTCAAAATTATTAAACATACCAACGCTAATAAAAGTACTTATAATATTTAATTTATAAATATGATTGTTGTGTTTTACATTTTCTGGTAAAATTTTAAAATTTTCCATCACAATATCATTAACATACTGATCTCGAAGAAATACAATAAATTCCTCCTTGTTATAACCTTTTGAATATACGCCCATAATTTTTAAATTTTAATTTGATTAATTTATATATTATAATAAATTTTTATTTTAATAACGGTATGTCTTTCAATGAATTAATTCTCATATGTCCAACATCATGTTTCAAATTCCAAGGTTGTGTATATAAATAAGTAAATATGCCACCATTATTTAATTCTACAAAATTTTCAAATGCATCGTCAACAAATATTTCAACGCCAGCATCTTTAGCTACATCTACTTTACTTTGACGAACATCAATGCTATATACAGGTTTTGCAGGAAAATGATGTTTATCAAGCCATGCTTCACTAATTTCTTTTGACACAGGTCTTGATGTAATGTAACAATGCGGTTGAAAAGGCAATTCTTCTGGAGTAATAAGTGGTTCAATGTTCATATAAAACTCATCAAGCGTGCCAGCTTCACGCATTGCATCAAATCTTTTACCAACTTTTCTGTCCAGATACCATGAAGTTGGTGCTACCAGCACTTCGGGATATAATTTATTCCATGCTGCAGTCCAGTTAGCTAACACGCCATCTATATCTAAACCGATTTTTGGTATTTTTAAGAATTGTTTTGGTCTGTCATCACCTTGTGGAAAAGTATAATAATATGCATTTAAAAAATGTACATTGCAAGCTGCATGAGCAATATGTAGTCTGCCACTTTCTTTGTCATAATCTTCACCTTTTTCAATAGCAGCAATATGCCTTTTAAGCGAAGCAAGTACAGAAGTCCACGATAACCCTTTCTGCCAGTTTCTTGGCTCATATTTAACTGCCCCATCTGTAAGCACTTGCACAAAATCTTCAAGAGCATGTGGTTCAATCAAGTCATATCTTAGTTTTCCTTGATTATACCGTTTTCCACTTCCAATACCAGTGGTAAAATCTTTTTCTTTTTCATTTAAATTATTCATTGTTTAATATTTAGTTATATATTCTCTAATTCTACTTCTTTTACCAGAACAGCACATTCTAATTTCAGATGGTTTAACATTAAGAAAATTTGCACATTCAATAACCGAATCAAATGGTTTTACAAAATTATTATTTAAATCATATAAATCAACCTTTCTTTTTGTTAATCTCATTTTAACGTTTTCAATATCTTTTATTGTTAAATTATCATTTGAAAATAAAATAATTTGTTTTTTATATAATAATTTTCTTTCCTTTAATATTATTGAAAGCATACCTCTTACTTCTATATTATGTTTTTCTGAATATTCTTTAGCACTTTTATACTCTTCTATAAAATTTCCATTTAAATCATAAAGTTTAAATGGTTTTGGAATGCCTCTTTCGTTGGTTGTTAAGCCATTTAATTTTATTACTTTTTCTTTTTTTCTTACACTTTTTTCATTGTTGTGATTGTCTGACATATTATAACCAAATCGATATGATGATACACTCGCAATATTATATCCATACTCTCTTTTGTTTGATGAATATAATTTTATAAATTCTCCTTCATATTTTTCGCATTCTTCAGGTAAACAAATAAATAATATTTCAAAACTAAAATTTTCTTCTTTATAATAATTCCATGCATTTTGTAAATGTTCATTATAATGAACGTTTTTTCTTAATGTACGTAAATGTCTATTTTTTCTTATTGCAAATGAGGTCTTTGTGCTACCAATATAAATTTTTTGATTAATTTGATTTCGAATACAATAGATTCCATTTTTGTTTGCGTTATTATGATAATTTATTAATACCATTCTTTTTATTTTTTACGATGTATCCATATCGGTTCACAATATATTCCAACAGTATCTGATGATATACTCATTGGTCTTTTTGGCATACGTAAACCAATTGCACCAACATAATCATATAAACCTGTGCTTACAATAAAGTCATTCATACCATCACAAATTGGGTATAATTTTTTTCTTGTGTAAATATCACTAACATTAATAATTAGGTGACCACCACTTTTAAGACTTTTACTATGTATTTCAATTGCTTTGTAAAGAAAATTTTTCATCCAAGAATCAAATTCTTTATACATTTTATAAGATTGCTGATCACTCTGATCATACTTTTCTTTATCGAAATATGGTGGCGAAGTAAATATCATATCAAATTGCTCGTTTAATACAATTCTTTCATCTTCTGCACACCCACAATGTAACCTAAATTCTTTTATTTTACCCCAGATACAATCATATGTTCTGACCTGCTTATTATATCCTTCAAATAAATTAATATTCGGGTCAATACCAACATATCTTTTTACATAATGTGAAGCATGTGCTGCAAGTAATCTGTCACCCCAACCCATACTAAAATCCAAAACAGTTTCTGGTTTATAAACTTCATATATTGTTTTAGCTACAGATGGTCTGAATTGCGCTGCAATGTACTTTCTAAGCGAGATTAAATTTCTGAGTACTGTTGGGTTGATCTCTTTGACTTTGAGGCTAAATAGTGCCTTAAATAGCGTTAATCTGAATTTTTCGGTTTCCCATGTCTTCTGTGGAGAAGGATAACCAGTTGCATCACATTTCCAACGTTCAACCTGATGAAAATAATCACTAGCTTTGTTGCCTACATTTGAAAGATCAATATAATATTGAAGAAAATGATATTTATAATTAAACTTACTGACCCATTTGCCTTGTTTGAATAAGTTGATGTCAATGTTATTTTTCAGGGCAAGATAATCATCCTTAACATTTGCCAGTATGATATCACGATATGGAAGATTAATATCAAACAGTACAATTGCATCAGAAATTTCTTTAATGATAAATTCTTGAGAATATAGGTGAACTATCTCACTCCATTTTTCTTCATTTACAATTAATTCATTTTCAGTTACAAATTTTTTAAAAATATTATCCATGATTATGCCAGTGTTCCAAATTCAATACTAATCAATTCGTTGTAAATTACGTCCCAATCCCAATGTGTAGGTATAAAGCCACCCATTGCATAATTTGGTGTGCTTAACCATAGTCTGAAATTTTCTTTGCCAAAGAGTTCGATTCCTTTTCTTATTGCTTTAATCATTTTTTAAATATTTTTACTCCAAACATTTCTTCAAGTTCTTTAAATGGTGCTTCATAAGTTTGAGTTTCAGTTTTAATATCATCACCGACTGAATATACTTCCAGTTCAGTTATCTCCATTTGATAATCTTCAGTGGATTGCATTTTTTCAGCTTTTGTTTTAGGACGGATTTTAATAACATATGTGAATATTGCACGAAGATGACCATAAGGTAAATCAGGATGTGATACTATTCTCAATGAACCATATGATCTGTCATCATCGTTCTTTCTGAGTATCCAACGTGCATCTACACGAAGTTCAGACACATATCCTTGTAGTCTGTCCCAAT